TCGACGCGAACGACCGGAAGGCGGCCGGGCGCGGGGTCACCGAGGGGCTGCGCCGGCCGTGGATCTTCGAATCGCTCGAGGACCTGATCGACGGTGATCCGCAGATGGCTGCCTCGCTCGCCGCCGGCGGGGCGGCCGCGCAGCAGGCGGCCGAAGGGCTCGAGGCCGAGCTGCTCTCTCCCTGGCAGCTGCAGCAGCTGCCCGCGCCGGAGTACCTGGTGGACAAGATACTCGTGCGTAACTCGACAGCCCGGATCACCGGCGCGTCCGGGTCGTTCAAGTCCTTTGGCGTGCTCGGCCTCGCCGCGGCCATCGGTGAGGGGTCGGCGTGGGCCGGGAAGCGCGCCAGCCGCGGCGACGTGCTCTACGTGGTGGCCGAGGGTGCGCAGGGCATGAGCAAGCGCGTGACCGCCTGGGAGGCCTACCACCAGCGGCGGATGACCGGCGTGTACTTCCTGCCGCGGCCGGTCCAGCTCGGTGAGCTCGAGCGCGAGAGCCTGATTGCGCTCGCGGCCAAACGGCAGTTTGCCCTGGTCATCTTCGACACGCAGGCACGCAACACCATCGGCGTCGAGGAGAACTCGGCCGCCGAGATGGGGCGCGTCATGCAGGTACTAGAGCGGATCAAGGTGGCGTCGGGCGCGTGCGTGCTGCTGGTCCACCACACGGGGCACTCCGGCGCCCGCGGACGCGGCTCGAGCTCGGTGACCGCGGCCATCGACACCGAGCTGACGTTCACCCGTCCGGACCGCGACAAGGGCGGGCTCGGCGTCACCGTGGACGTGGTCAAGCAGAAGGACGACGAGGAGATCAAGGGGATCGAGCTGTCCTTCGCCATGATCGGCGGTACGGACAGCGGGGTCTTGGTCGACGGCACCGGGCCGGTCATGGCGCGGCTGGCCGAGCAGTGGGACAGCGAGCAGCCACCGGACATCGGCGCACTGGCGGAGGTCCACGGGCCGGGGCTCAAGCTGGTGCCGGACCTGGCGCGCTACATGGCCTACAACGCCCCGTTCGGCAGTGCCGGGCGGTCGCGTGCGGAAGCGGCCACCTTCTTCGAGCGCAAGCTCTCGGACCAGTCCATCCGGCGGGCATGGGACACGCTCGTTGCCGCCGGCGCCATCGTGCCGGAGGGCAGCAGCGGGAAGACGGGGCGCTCCATCTGGGTGCCCGAAGACCAGCGCGAGTAGGCGGCTCCGCGCTGGGCGGTCCCTCCCCGGGCGCAACGGGGAGGGGCCGTTTTCATGCGCGCGGACGCATGGTCACGACGGCGAGTGGCAGCGTTTGTTACGTACAGGATGTAACAAACGCTGCACCGAGAGTGCATGGTCATGCAGAGGGGCCTGCGTCGGCAGCCGGTTGTCCGGGATCTTGATCTGGTTGTCTACTGGCCAGTAAAAGATCTTGGGACAACCCTGTTTCTGCTGGTCACAGCTCAGACAACCGATGTGGATCTTCAGGGGGGTTGTACCGGACAAAACGGACATATCGGAAACGCCCTGACCAGGCACGGACAACCTAACAAGATCATTGACAACCTCCCGGACAACCAGAGGCCTGTTTTTCGGACAACCGCCCTGACCTGCGACGGACAACCTAACAAGATCATTGACAACCACTGGACAACCTCGCCCTCGCGCGCGCGTACGGCCCCTCCGGGGGAGAGGGGGCCGTACGCGCTGGCAGGCAGTCGGCAGGAAGCCAAACCGAAACACGACAATCGACAGCCGATCAGCTAGGGTGGAGGCATGGCAGAACGCATCGTGCCGGTGGCCCCGGAGCCGGCCCCGTACGCACCCCGGGTGGACTGGCCCCGGTTCGCTGACGGAGCGGAGTGGGAGCTGACCCGGGGCGTGGACTTCGAACAGCGCCCGGCACAGGCGGCCGACGCGTGGCGGAACTGGTGCCGCCGGCACGGGCTGCGTGGATTCGCCCGGGTGCTCGACTCGCGTTCGATCCGCATCGCGGCCTACGTGGTCGGGCCGACGCACGAGGACGTGCGGCTCCCGGGCGTGACCCACTCGGGCCGGCTGGCCGAGTGCGAGTTCTGCCAGCTGGCTCTCGAATCGGCGGGTCAGTCGTGACCGCCCGCGTAGAGGTGGACGCAGAGGCCGCCAGTCGGTCCGCTCGCGGCCGCTCAGCCCGTTCCCGGGGTCTGACCTACGAACGGCAGTTTGCGGGCTTCCTGCGGGCAACTGGATGGCCGAACGCGAACCGGGCCATCGTCACCGGGTGGCGCGCGGGCGGGCGCTCGGCGGCCGACCCCGGGGACATCACCGGCACGCCCGGCATCATCTGGTCGGTCAAGATGCGTGACGGCGGGCTGACCGATGGCGAGGTGGCCCAGTTCCTGGATGAGGCCGAGCAGATGGCCCCGATCGCCTGGTCCCCCGACGCCATCGGGGGGCCGAACATGGTCTTCCTGGTCGAGCGGCGTGACCGCAAGCGGCCGGAGCACTGGTGGATTCACGCCCGGCTCTCGGTGCTGACCAGGCTCTACGCCGGGCCGTTCGTCTCCTTCGAGCCGGTGCTCGGTCCGGCCCACGCGCGCATCCGGGCGGACATGCTCATCCGGCTGCTGCACCGCTACGGATACGGAGACCCGTCATGATCGAGGTAATGACTGTGCTCGGCGGCATCCTGTTCACCGTGCTGACGCTGGCCATCGTGCCGGCGACCTGGCTCGGCCTGCTCTGGCTGTTCGCCTGGCGACCGCGGCGCAAGCGGGAACGGGCGGCAGCGGAGTGGGTGCCGCCGGTCGTGCACCTCGGTCAGGTCCGGTGGTCGGAGCCGACGCTGCGGTGGATCGCCGAGTGCACGGACGCGCGCTGCGAGTTCGGCCGGGCGGCCGGCGAGCGGGGCGAGGCTGACCGGCTGGCGATCGACCACACGATCGGGCTGGACCGGAAGACACCGGGTGCGCAGATCGTGCGGGACTGGACGCAGCAGATTCGGCCGCACGAACTGCCGGTGTCGACGTTCGAGGGCAAGCCGATCACCTGGCTGTTGGCAGAGGACGCCGACCGGTACTCGAGGCAGGCGCTGGCTGTTCGGTACATCGAGTCGTAGTCAACAGGTACGTTGATCAAGCAGGTAGTTGGATTCAGGAGGATTGACGATCATGGCCCAGCCGTCGCAGCACCCGACCAAGGACGCGACCGTGCAGGCTGCCCTGGCCGAACGGCGGCAGCAGGCGCACCGGCTGGCGATCCGTGGTCTGTCCTACCGGCAGATCGCCGCTGAACTCGGTGTGTCGCACCAGACGGTAGCGAACGACTTGAAAGCCTGGACCGCGGAGGTCCGCGACCCGCTGGTGAACGAACGCCGGCAGCTCGAGTCCGACCGACTGGACGACTTGATCCGGCTGGCGTACGACGTGCTCGGCAACGAGCGGATGCAGCTGGTGGTCAGCGAGGGGCGTGTCATCCGGTGGAGTGCGGACTGCTCAGCGGATCGGCACACCGCGGTGAACGACTGCACCTGCGAGCCGCTGCTCGACAGCAGGCCGATCGTGCAGGCGATCGAGACCATCCGGAAGCTGAGCGAGAGCAAGCGCAAGCTCTGGGGCACCGATGTCCCGGTCAAGCAGGAAGTCGAGATCACCGCTCCGGCGAAGTCGCCGGATGAAGAACTGCGCGAACTGGTCGAGCAGTTGGGGCTCAACGATTCCACTCACGAAAGGGAAACTCAGTGACCACCGCATACGACATCCGCTACAGCAGCGAGTTCAACGGATACGTGGCCGCACCGCAGGGCATGCCGTACGGCCGCTACCTGGCGAACAGCGTGGGCAGCCTGACCGAACTCGGCAGGGAACTGTTCGGCGTGGGCGACGGTGAGGACTGGCCGCACATCACCTACAGCACGGGACAGATGGACGAACTGCTCGAGAAGGCCCGGATGCAGGAGTGCGGGAAGCAGGCACAGGAGAACCGCGCCTTCGCACGGGAGCTGATGGCGGACCTGGGGGAAGCCATCCCGGTGACGGCCAGCGTGAACAGCGCGGCGGTGCGGGCGCTCGGCACCCGAGCCACCGGATGAATGAGCGCGTCGAGCGGTGGGCCGCCGAGCAGGAGCAGATCCGGGACAAGGTGGTCACCCACCTGTACACGGACTACCTGCTCGTCTGCCTGCAGTGCCCGCGACAGGAGATCCTGACCTTCAGCCGGGCCGGCCACCGCAACGCCTGGGGCCTGGCGCACCGCAGGGACACCGGGCACACCGCGTTCCGCAGTCGTGAGCAGGGCGGCACGCACATCGGCCCGAAAGCGTCCTGTTTGGACTGCAACCCGACGTGCAACTGCCGGCCCGGCGAGCCCACCCACGTCGTCGGGGCGCGTGGCTGCATCCTCAAGGAAATCAGCGAGAGAGGTGGAATCTAGTGGCGGTGGATCGGAAGTACGGACGGGTCACGCTCGAGCGCGGGACGATCGGTAAGGACGAACGGGTATTCGTGCTGCGGGCACAGGACAGACTGTCGGTCGCATTGCTGCGCATATACGCCGTGATCTGCCGGCTGAGTGGTTCGCCGGATAGGCACGTCGAGGGTGTCCAGGACGCGATCTACGACTTCGAGCACTGGCAGTCCGAGAACCCCACGCAGATCCCGCAGTCGGCGCCACAGTGACCGCCGCAGCCGAGCAACTAGGCCTCTCGCCCACTCCGGATGAGAGGCTTGCTCGGCTGCGCCGTGCTGCCTACCTGGCCAAGTACGCATGGGATTGCGGCATTCCGGGGTGCGACGGCCAGCCGCACGCCTTCTACCCGAATCGCCATGCCAGGCCGAAGCAGCTCGCCCCGCCGGGAGACTGGTGGGCTTGGTTCCTGATGTACGGCCGCGGTGGCGGCAAGACCCGCAGCGCCGCCGAGTGGATCAAGACGCGGATGCTGTCCGAGAAGAACCACCGTGTCGCCATCATCGTGCCCGACTTCCCGATCGGCCGTGACGTCTGCGTGGAGGGGGAGTCGGGGCTGCTGGCCGTCATCCCGCCGGAGTACGTGAAGAACTGGAACCGCAGCCACGGAACGCTGACGCTGACCAACGGCAGCCGGGCGAAGATCTTTGGCACCAACACGCAGGCTGACGCCGAGAAGACGCGTGGTGACCAGTACCACACCGCGTGGTTCGAGGAGATCGCTACACAGAAGTACGCCAAGGTGGCGTGGGATATCACGACGTTCGCGGTCCGGCTCGGCAAGGACCCGCGGGTGATCATCACCAGTACGCCGAAGCCCACCAAGTTCATCCGGAAACTGGCCAGCGACCCGGATATCCACCTGGTGGACGGTGTGTCCACATTCGACAACCAGGAGAACCTGCCGGAACGGACGCTGAACCGGCTCAAGTCGCAGTACCAGGGCACCACACTCGGCATGCAGGAGCTCGAGGGGCGCATCCTCGATGCTGCCGAGGGCGCGCTCATCACCCACCGCTTGATCAGGCACGTGCCCGAGGCACCGCCGCTTACGCGCGTGGTCGTGGCCGTCGACCCCGCGGGCACAGCGTGGTCGACCTCCGACCTGACCGGGATCATCGTGGCCGGCATCGACAAGGACCGGAACTTCTACACTCTGGCGGACAAGAGCGGGCAGTACTCGCCGGAGGGGTGGCGCGCCGCTGTGCTCGCCGCCTTCGAAGAGTTCGAAGCGGACGAGGTCGTGGCAGAGGTCAACTACGGTGGCGACATGGTGCGGTCGAACATCCGGGCGGGTAGTGACCGGGTGCCGGTCGAGGTCGTGCACGCCACCCGCGGGAAGGAGATCCGGGCGACGCCGGTCGTCTCGCTCTACGAGCAGGGCCGGGTCTACCACATCACCGGCCTGGTGGCGGCCGACTTCAAGGACGACGGCGAGCGTTCCTTCGGGCTCGACAAACTCGCCGAGGAGTGGACCACCTGGATTCCGCCGGGCCGGTTCAACGCCGAGGGCGACCCGATCCCCCCTTCGGACTGGTCACCCAACCGGCTCGACGCCGAGGTGTGGGCTGCACACAGACTGCTGCTCGGACCAGCGAAAGCCAAACGACGAATGAGGTTTGAAGATGACTGACCAGATCAGTACCGAGCCGATCCCCTGCCCGACCTGCGAGCACCCGCACGGTGACCACCGGGTGGTCGAGCTCATGGCGGACAGCGGCCGTCTGCTGCGCCGCGAGATCGAATGCCCGGTCGAGGGGTGCCCGTGCCAGGAGCAGCCGGTGCCGTACTGCCCCCGCGAGCGCGTGCCGCTGGCCGCGTGCACCTGCGAGCCGGCCGGAGAGGGTGACGTGTCATGACACTGTTCGTGATCCTGTACGCGGCCACCTGCGGGGCGATGATCGGCATCACCCACCGCGCGATGAACCGGCTGTGGTCGTGAAGCGCCCGCGCTGGGAGTACGGCTACCGCTACACCGACTGGCGAGAAGGCGCGGTGAAGGGGCCTGTACCGGAATGGGAAGCGCGAGGGCGGGCGCTGCTCGACTACAGCGTGGAGGTTCAGCGGCGAGCCGTTGACGGTGAATGGGCACCGGAGCCGTCGCCGAACCCGGACGACTTTCAGCGCTTCCTGGATTCCGAGTCGTGAGCGGCATCCTGTGGTTCGTGCTCGGCCTGCTGGCTGGGCTGGCAGCTGGCGGTTTGGGCATGATCGCCACTTGGCCGCATATCATGGCGCGGATGACCGGTGATCAGCTCGACCGGCTCGCGGACAAGGTGACGGGATACCGGTATGGGAAGACTGATTGACGCCGCTGCCGCGCTGGCCGGCTTCCGCGCGCGCCCACCGCTGCCGCGCTCCACGCAGGCGCCCCCCGGGGCGCAGTACACCAGCCAGTACTACGCGCCCGGTCAGCCGATCCAGTCCGATTGGGACGGGGCCGGGCTCATCCGGCGGGGCTACCAGCGCACGATGTACGCCTATCGCTGCATCGACAAGATCGCCACATCGATCGCCGGCCAGCCGTTCCAGGCGGGCAACGCGGTCAGCCGGAAAGCCCGGAGCACCGCCCCGCTGGCGCGTCTGCTCGGCCCGGCACCCGGTGGTCCCAACAAGGTGTGGTCCGCGGCCATGCTCTGGCGCTTCTGGGTGGCGAGCTATCTGATCATGGGCAAGTTCGCCGCGGTGAAGGAGTTCGACGCCGCCGGACGCGTGGTCGGCCTGTGGCCGCTGATGGCCCAGCACCTCAAGCCGAAGATGGCCAACCCGAACAGCACCAGCCCGGACTACTTCGACGGCTTCGAGTACGGCACCAAGGGGGAGCGCGGCTACCAGGAGTTCACCAACGAGCAGGTGCTCTACCGCTGGCGCCCGGCGATGCACGACTTCCGCCAGCCCGAGAGCCCGTTGCAGTTCGCCGCGCACGACGTGAACGTGGCTCAGCTCATCGCCCAGTTCGATGCGGCGTTCCTGCAGAACGGCGGCATCCCCGCACACCTGGTCATCCACGAACCGTTCGAGAACCGCGAAGAACGCAAGGCGTTCCGCAACCAGTTCCGCGGCCGCTTCGGCGGGGCGCGCAACGCCGGCAAGACGCTGTTCGCCGAGCGGGAGATCGAGGCCGGCGAGGGCACGACCGGCACGGTGCCGGACCCGGTGAACGTCATCACGCTGGGCCGGGCGCAGAAGGACGCGGAGATGTCCGTGCTCCGGGACTCGAAGGTCCAGGACATGTGCGTGGCCTTCGGCGTGCCGCTGTCCAAGCTCGGCGACAGCACGCGCTCGAAGTTCACCAACATGCAGATGGACGACCAGAATTTCTGGGAGACCTGCCGCCAGCATATGCGGGAGATGGAAGACCACATCAACCTGGCGCTCGCCCCCGCCTGGGGTGGCGAGGACGTCGGGTGGTTCGACGTCAGCGACGTGCCCGCCCTGGCGCCGCGGTCCAGCTACGGCGACGCAGCCACGGTGGTCGCCCTGGTCAACGCCGGGCTGCTGCTGGCGGACGAGTGGCGCGAAGACGTGGGGCTGGGACCGCTGCCGGAGACGGCCGACCCGCAGCCGGAGGCCGACCTGCCCACCGACGACGCGAAGACCGGCGAGTCCGGCAGCGGCGGGGGCGAGCCTACGCAGAAGCCGGCCAGCGCGAGCAACGTGGTGCCGATCCGGCGTGCCGATCCGCTTGTCGGCGTGCTGCGCTCGCAGATCGAGAGCTGGCGCGGCGAGATCCGCGGTGAGCTGGACCGGCGGTTGTCCGGCGGTCGCGGCCGGCGCACGCAGGTGCGTGCCCAGGAGGACATACGTACGGCTTTCGACGCCGACCACTGGCGCGCCCGCGCGGTGGCCACCTTCGGCCCGGCGTTGCGCGCGCTCGGCGCGATGGAGATCGACCGGTACAGCGAGGACATCACGGCCGCCGTGCTCGAACAGCTCGACGACGGATTCAACCTCGATCTCGACGAGTGGACCGACACCGACCGGTACGTGGGCAGCGTGCCCGCAGAGGTCGTGCAGCAGGCGCTGCTCGCCCTGGCCGATGGCTCGTTGACACCTGACCAGGCAATCGCACAACTAGGGAGCTAGCCACATGATGCGTATGACCCTGAAGACCGGCGACCCGGTGGCCGAGCCGAGCGTTTCCGACCTGACCGGGCTCGAGACGTGGCAGTCGGCGGACGGCGGGCCAGTGTTCGTGATCATCCCGGCGTCGAGCGGCAGCCCGGAGCGCTACGTCAACCTCGAGCACGTCGCTGACTTCTGGTTCGAGGACGACGCCTGATGGGCGCCGAAGGCAGGCACCCCGGTACGCAGCATCTGCTGCGCTTCTTCGAGTTCGACCACCTGCCCGATCACCTGCAGCGGGTCAGCGCACCGTGCTACGAACTGGCGTACGAGATGGTGGCCGCACTGCCGGACGGACCGGAACTGACGGTCGGACTGCGCAAGCTGCTCGAGGCGAAGGACGCGTTCGTGCGCACGGCAGTCGACGCGGGACGGTAGCGATGACCGAGCCCGCCACTCCGCCCGTCGAGGATGAGGCCACCGAGGAAGTCATTGCCGCGGTGGCCGTCGCGCTGCTCGAAGGTGAGTCGGCCGCGGTAATCGTCGACCTGATCGGCGAGCTCCCCGGGCTGGTGGCGGGCGCGGTCGCACCGGTCTTCACCGAACGCGGTTGGTTCGACTGGATCGAGAACACCGCCGGCACCTTCCTGCCCGCGGTGGACGCGGACACGCCGGCGGACCGGGTGCGCGCTAACGACAGCACGGCGGCCGCGGGCTACCAAGCCGCCTATCTCGTGACCGCCACGGTCCGGCTCGCCGAGGCGAACGCCACCGGGGACGCGGACACCATGCGTGCGGCACACGACCGGGAAGACCAGCTCTTCGACGCCCATATCGCCGCGCAGGAGCAGCGCGCGGCAGCGGCCGAGGTGCTCGCCGCCGAGATCGAGGACGTCGATCCGGACGACGACGGTGAAGTGCTGTTCGGCTGGCACGGCGAGCAGGGGGCGTGCGAGCACGGGTGCCGGGAAGCGCACGGCCGTAACTTCAACGCGCTGGTGCGCCCGCGCATCGGCTACCCAGGGCAGGTCCACCCGAACTGCAAGTGCTCGTTCGGCGAGCCCTGGAACACCACCAACCGGGTCGATGACATCGACCCCGCGACGCGAGAGGCGCAGCACATGGGCAAGCAGATCGAGACCCGGGCCATGCCCGTGCAGATCACCGAATTCCGCGAGGCCGGCGAGGGAAAGACGCCCGGCTTCACCGCGCGAGCACTGAACTACGGGGTGCGCGACAGCTACGGCACATCGTGGGCGCCCGGTGTGTTCAGCGCCAGCCTGCGCGACAAGCTGCCGCCGGTGGTGTGGGGCCACGACTGGAACGACCCCATCGGCCGCGTGGTCAGCTACACCGATGGCGCGGACGGGCTCGACATCGACGTGGAACTCGACGACTTCGACGCCGTGCCGCGCGCCAAGCAGGCGTATGCGCAGCTCCGCTCCGGCACGATGAAGGAGTTCAGCTTCGCGTTCCTGCGCGGCAAGTCCCGCCCGGACCCCGAACTGCGCGACACCACTCAGATCACCGAGGCCGAGGTCGACGAATTCTCCGTCGTGCTCAACGGCAGCGTGCCGGGCACCGCGGTCAACGCGATCCGCTCGCGGCAGCCCGGCGGCGCCGAGCTGTCCGGGACCCGCGCGCAGGAGCTGCTGACCGGCTTCGCCACCGGGAAGCTGTCGCTCGCGGACGCGCTCGACGCCTGCAAGGCGCCCGCTGAAACCCGCACCGGTGCGGCATTCGAGTTCCGGGCGGTCGGCGAACAGACCGACGTCGACCCGATGGCCGTGCTCGCCGACGTGCACACCAAGCTTGCCGACCTGTCCGAGTCGCTCGATGGTGCCGACGTGGTGGCCGCGCGCCGGTTCTTCCAGAACGCAGCCTCGAGCCTGTGGGAGCTGTCCTACCTGCTCGGCATGGTGGACGCACCGCTCGACAGCGGCGAGTACTACTTCTACGCCAAGGCCGAGGGGGAGAAGCGCTCGCTCGCGGTCCGGTCCGCCGAACAGCCCGCGCCCGCGGACGACATCGACGATGAGGCCGTGCTCGCTGCGTTGGCGCGTCTGTCCGGCTGACTAGATCGAATAGGTCACCCGCAGGCGGGCACGCCGGCTGTAATCAGCGGATTCCCACTGGGCGATGACCGTTTCTGCTGGCCGGTTACGGTGAGTGATGATACGGGACCGGATGAAGTGGAATCCCTGGCTCTTGAGCAGTGCCTCTGCTTCCTCTTCGGTCATCCGCTTACCGCGCTCAGTACCGAAGCTCAGGACGGCGTTTCGGGGGGCGTTTTCGCTCATAGACCGAGTGTGTCATGCCTTGTCATACCTTGTCAACAGTTAGTCCGAGTCGCGTTGGCGCGTCCGCCTGGCTGATCTTCTACACTCGCGGCAGACGGCCACCGGGTGAACGGGCGCTTGTGACCACCGGGGCGCGTGTCCATCGACCATGCTCAGAACGAACAGGAGCGGGCACATGCCCCAGACGACGATCGAATGGCGCCGCGACGCCGGCGAGGAAGAACTGCGCGAGCGCGCGGCCGAAATGCGCAGCGAGTGGACGGAACTGGTCCAGAAGGGCCGGGACACCGACGAGTTCAAGCGCGGCAAGGCCGAGTTCCTCGCCGAGATGGAGGACATCGACGTCCACCTCTCGTTGCGCTCGAAGGCGAAGGCGCCCGAGGCCCTGCGCGGCGTGCCGCGTGTCCCGGAAGGCGCCATCCCGGCGATCGGCGGCGACGGTGCCGAACTGCGGTCCGCGGGCGCCCAGGTGGTCGAGTCCGAGCGGTACCAGCAGTGGGTGAAGGACGGCGGCATCCGCTCCGGCGAGTTCCGCCACGAACTGCGCGCGCTGGTCGCCGAGGGCGACGCCAACGGCTCCGGCCTGCTGCTGCCGGTCGGACAGCCCTACCTCGTGGACACCCGGCGCCGCCGGCTGTTCATCCGGGACCTGATCGGGGTCCAGCAGACCGGCCTCTCGGCCATTCCGTACATCCGCGAGAAGAACGTCACCACCACCGAGGGTGGCGCGGCGACCGTCGCCGAGGGCGCGGCCAAGCCCCAGGCGACCATCCAGTTCGACCCGGACAACGCGCCTGTCCAGGTCATCGCCGTGACCCTGCCGGTCACCACGCAGATCGTCGAGGACGCGGCCACCCTGATGGGCTACATCAACGGCCGCCTGCCGTACATGGTGAAGTTCCGCGAGGAAGCGCAGATCCTCTCCGGCAACGGCACCACTCCGAACCTCAAGGGCATCCTCTCCTACACCGACGTGCAGGAGCAGGCGTTCTTCACCGACATGGCGCTGACCATCGGCCAGTCCATCGCCAAGATCGAGGTCGTGGACGGCTTCGCCGATGGCGTGGCCATGAACCCGATCGACTTCTGGAACATGATGACCCACCGGGTCGACCAGGGTGGCACCGCCGGCGGTCAGCTCGACGCCGGTGCGATCACGCAGGCGCCGATCCAGTACGTGTGGGGCCTGCCGATCGTGCGCACCAACTCCATCGCTCAGGGCACCGCGCTGGTCGGCAACTACCAGCTCGGCGCCACGCTGTTCGACCGCCGCTCCGTCGAGGTGCGGACCTTCGAGCAGCACGGCACGTTTGCCGAGGAGAACAAGGTGCTGCTGCGCGCCGAGGAGCGGCTCGCGCTCGCGGTCAACCGGCCGGACTTTTTCGTCTCGGCCGACCTGACCGCAGCCTGATCGGGCGGGGGCGGCGCGATGCATTACGACGACGGGGCCGGTGAAACGGATCTCGACGAGTGGATGCGTCGCGTCACCCCCTTTCTCGAGGCCGACGACCCGCATCAGCGGTGCGTGGCCCGGCAGCGTGAACTCGGCGGCACGGTGGAGCAGCACTGCACCTGCCCGAAGCAACACCCGGACGACTGCGACAAGGCCTGTTGCCGTCCGAACTACGTCGATGACGAATGGAGTTGGCCACGGTGACCGAGATCAACAAGGACTGGCGCTTCTACCACGCTCCGGTGCGCAACCCGGACGGTTCCGAGATGGAATACGACGAGGTCGTGCCCGACCCGGAGCCGGGCGCCGCCGGCAAGACGCAGGAAGCGCGCGACGCCGCGGAGGCCGAGCGCCAGGAGATCGAGGCCAAGCGCAAGGCGGTCGCGTCGGGCCGGGAGTCCGAGAACAGCCAGCTGACCACCGACAAGGTGGCCAACGACAAGCGCGAGCAGGCCAGCGCCAGCGGCCGTGCGGCGAACAAGGCCACCGAGAGCAAGGCCAAGCAGTGAACCGCTGCGGCTGCTGCGGCACCGTGCCGGGACCGGGTCGCGCCGATCACAACGACGTGTGCCCGGTCCCGCGGCTGGAAGCACGGATCTCGGACGTCGAGGACCGGCTCGGTCGCCTGGCTCAGCTGCTCGAGGTCCGGGTGGATGCCCCACGGGAAGGACGGCCACGGGAATGATCGTCTCGGTCGAGCAGTTCCGGCAGGAGACCGGCAGCGCCGCGCCCGCCCCGGTGGTGGAGCGGGCGCTGCAGTACGCGCAGGAACGCGTTGAAGAGGTCACCGGCCGGCTGTTCGACCTGGCCGAGCGCACCGAGACGCTGAGCACGGTGACCACCGAGTTCGGCGGACTACTGGCCGTGTTCCCGCACGGGTACCCGGTGCGCTCGGTGGTCGACCCGATCGGGCTGGCGCCGAGCACGGACGGCAGCGCGGTAGTCGGCGCGCTGGCCAAGGATGAGCCGTTGACCTACCTCGCGGGGTACGACACGGAGACGAACCGGCCCCCGATCGAGCTGTTCGACATCATCGTCGAGCTGGCCGAGCGGCGGCTCAACCCGGCGGACACCACCGCGGTACCGGCGGGCACGACCTCCGTGCAGAACGACGGCCAGGGGTTCAGCGGCGACGAACTCGGCGGCCGGTCGGCGATGCCCACGCACATCCGGCGTGCGCTGCGGAAGTGGCGGCATTGGGACAAGCGGGACCCCCGGTGATCATCCCCAACGCGTCATTCGACGTGCTCCGATCGGACGACCCCCCGCCGATGGACGACTACAGCTACGAGACAGACGACCCGATCGAGCTGTCCGCCGTCGTCGAGGGGTTGCCCGGCTACCGGGCGACCACCACACAGCTGCCGAAGAACGCCGCGTCGGCCGCGCACGTGGATTCGATCAAGGTGCAGTTCCGGCCGGGTGTGTTCGACTTCCGGCGCTCGGACCGGCTGCGCGACCGCGCGACCGGCGAGGTGCTGGTCATCGACTCCGTCGTCGTGCGGCGCGGCATCGGCGGCGGAGCCATCCGGCTCGCGTGCCGTCACGTTTCCTGAGCAGGACCTACACTAACGCCAGCCCCACCGTGATCATCGGGAAGACCGTAGCGGGACGGCCGGAAGACCACCCCCGGAAAGGCGGTGCGCGATGGGCGTGCGCGTGGAGATCGACTACGGCGCCTTCGCGCGCCTGCGGGCCGAGGCCATCGACACCGTGGCCTACGTCCCGGATCGCGTGGCGGCTCGAGCCTCGATGCTCGCCCCCGTCGACACCGGCACCCTCGCCGCGAGCATCCACAGTGAGCGCGTGAGCGACGTGCACTGGGAGATCGTCGCCAACCCGCGCGGCCGGCAGGGCCAGGGTTACGCCGGGTTCGTCGAACTGGGCACCTCGAAGATGGCCGCGCAGCCCTACCTGCGGCCGGCCTGCTACTCGAGCGCGGGCTGATCGCCGTGGCACTGGCACCCGCATCCGTGACGCCGAGCAACGCCACGGTGGCCGCCGCGTGGGCACGCTCGCTCGGTCTGCCCGCCGGCGAGCACCTGCCCGCCGAGGTCAAGGACTGGGAGACCACGGGTTTCGTCGACACCCACCTCGTGGTCGGCGGATTCCCGGAGAAGAACGTGCCGATCCGGCGGCCGGTGATCCAGTTCTCGTGCTACGCCGCACGACGGCCGCAGAGCAAAAAGCCGAACTGGGGACTTGCCAACTCGCTCGCCTCCCGACTGGTAGACGCTGTCTACGCCGAGGAGCTGCCGACCATCGAGCTGCCCGCCTACCTGCGTCCGGTCTACATCGCCTACCTGGCGGTGCTGCTCGAGCCGCGGGAAGCGCCGGAGACGGTTACCGACCTCGCCCGCATCGACGTCGACATCCAGATCGGCTGGATCACCCGGGAGGTACCGGCGTGACCAACAACCACAGGCGCGACGGCGAGCGGGCGCTCTACCTGGCCGGAGTCACCAGCGATCCGGCCGAATCCATGCGGCTGTCGTGCCTGGCGACCAGCTATTTCGTGTCCGCGCTGGTGGACGCGATCACGCTTGACGAGAAGGGAATGGAAGATGGCCGAGGGCTACAGGACCAAGGACGCCGTGATGTGGAGCGGCCACCTGATCACGGACGACCAGGAGATCCAGTCGCTGCGGGACGCGGGCTTCCCGCTGAAGGAGGTCAGCGCGACGCAGCAGCCGGACGGCAGCTGGAACCCGGAGCTGCCGAAGGCGGCCGACCTGCCGCCGGCCGAAGAGCCGCAGGCGGACCCGGGCAGCGTCCGGCCGGTCGGCGAGAGCCCGTCGAGCAGTGGTTCCGGTGCGACCGGTGCCAGCGGTACGGAACAGCCGGAGACGTCTGCCGGTGCGGAGTCGCGTTCGGGCCGTCAGCAGAAGAAGTAGGCGAGCCGGACCCGGCGAGCTGATCACCGAGAGGAAACGACCATGGCAGTTGTTGCCGCAAACCTGATGGTCGGTCCGGGCCGCCTGCGCTACGCGCCGGTGGGCACGCCGGACCTGGACATCGTCGCCGCCGCGGTGGCGGACCACACCGACTGGGAAGACGTCGGCCCGACCGACGATGGCGTGAACATGGCCGTCGCCAAGAGCTACGCCAATCACACCGTGGACCAGGTGCCCGACTGGGTCGCCTCCACCATCACCGAGCGGAACACCTCGGTCGAGGTGAACCTCGCGGACCCCACCCTCGAGAACCTCAAGCTGTCGCTGAACGGCGGCACGGTCGAGGAGGGCGTGGGCACCGCGGCGATCTGGGACAAGTTCGAGCCGGTCACCGACCTGATCGGGACGCAGGAGGAGTACACCGCGTTCACGGTCGAGGGCAAGACGCTCGGCGGACTCGGCCGCATCGTGGTGATCCGGCGCGCGCTGAACGTGGACAACGTTGCGTTCGCCTACAAGAAAGACGGCAAGACGATGTTCGCCTGCAACTGGGCCGGCCATTTCGTCTCCGACTCCATCCCGCCGTTCGCGGTCTACACCAAGCGCGTCGCCGCGCTGCCCTGATCTGCAGCGCCGCCCACAACTGCATAACAACTGAATAACAGACACCGCGTTGCCTGCAGAAACGAGGCCAGCCATGCTGGAAATGACCACCGACCCGTCCGACGAGGACACGCTCGATCGTGAGCCCCTGTTCTCGTTGGACGGCAAGGAATTCACCATCCCGAAGTCCTTTCCGGTGCAGTGGACGCTGCAGTACGTCCTGCTGACCGAGGAGAAGGGCGCGGCCGTCGCGGTCGGCTGGGCGCTCGAGACCGCGCTCGGCAGGGAAGCGCTGCGTGCGCTGGCCACCGCCCCGCCGCGCTACGAGCAGGACGTGCTCAAGGTGACGCGGATCGTGACCGCCCGGGTCGAGGGGCGGGAGGCAGACGGCGCGGTCCCAAAAGCGCCGGAGAAGCCGCAGCCGAAGCGCCGCGCGCCCCGGAAGACGGCCACCCCCCGCAAGACCTCGAGCCGAGCTCGAGCAGCGGCCAAGCCGTAGCCTCCGCCGTCAACTTCTACCGGGAATGGGGGTGGATACGTGAGTTTCTGGACGACATCGCCAGCGACTTCTCCGTGTTCCACCGCATCCGCCCGGTGGGCGCACTTCCCGCGGCCGAGTACCTGCGCTTGGTCCGGCGGCTTCCGTACTACGGCGGCGCCTTCGCCGGGGCGCTGCAGCGGCTCGAGCAACCGGACGAACCGGAGCCCGCGATCACTCCGCAGGCTGTCCACACGCCATCCACAGATGTGGACAGCACCCCGGTCAGCGAGGTCGCCCGGATGCGGGCGGAGTCACGCCGCAGGCTGTTCCCGAAGCACACCGAGTTCTCGACGGTCAGCGACACCGAACTGTTCGACCAGCTACGCAAGGAAAAGGTGATGGCCGGTGGCTGAAGGCATGAAGGTCGCCGACATCTACGCCGACTTCCGCGTGGAGGTCGACCAGGCGATCGATACCGCGATCCGGCGGATTCAGGGCAAGGCGGCCGACTTCGAGAAGGCCGGGAACAAGGCGGCCGACGCGTTCTCGAGCGGGTTCGCCAAGCGCATCGGCACCCGGCTCACCGACGCCGTCGACAAGCGCTCGAACGAATGGGCTGCGATCGGCCGCCGCGGGGGCGAGAACTACGCGACCGGCTTCGGCAACGGTGCGAACATCCGCGTCACCATGACCAAGCTCGCGCAAACCGCGACAGGCTCGAGCGCGGCCTACCGCTTCGCCGGCCGGTCCGCCGGTCAGGAGTACTCCGAGGGGTTCGCCGAGTCCAGCTCAGTGCGCGTGGGCAGCGCGTCCGGCGGCGAGCAGGCGGGCGAGGAGCTCGGCGAAGCGGTCGGCCGCGGCTACCGGCGCACCGCCACCAAGTCCACCGAGAAGGCCACCGAACAGGTGGCCGGCCGGGCACAGGCACAGTTCAAGGCGCTGCAGTTCGCCGGAGCGTTCGCCGGCCTGCCCGCGGCAGCCCTGGTGGCCGCTGCCGCCACCGGTGGCATCCTCGCGGGCGCGGGCGCCGGGTTCGTCGGTCTCGCCGCGGTCGCGCTGTCGTCGAATCGGGAGATCCAGGACAGCTTCGGAGCGCTCTGGCAGGACGTCAAGGCGGGCACGGCGTCGGCAGCCGGACCGCTCAAGGACGAATTCGTGCAGGCGTCGGCGGACATCGGCGCCAGCTTCGACCGGCTGCAGCCCCAGATCGCGCAGGCGATGGGGGCGAGTCAGCCCTACGTCGAGGACATGGTCGACATCGTCACCGAGTTCGCCGAGCGCGCCATGCCGGGCGTGACGCGCGCGGTCGAGAAGGCGCAGCCGGTGTTCAACGGCTTGCAGGTGATGGCCGAGGACCTGGGGGACGGGGTTACCGAGTTCCTGGACGGCGTGGCCACCGGCAGCCAGAGCGCCGGCAAGGGCCTGGCCCAGATGGGGAACATGGGGCAGGACGCGCTCCGCTTCCTGGGCAACTTCATCGGCAGCGTGACGAATCAGGGCGTGCCCGCGCTGGTCACCTTCGACGGTGCGATGGAGAAGGTCTACCAGACCGGTATGACGGTGGGCACCACGGCGATGCCCACCATCACCAGCGCGTTCCAGGGGTTCATGGGGCCGGTCGGCGGCGCGCTGCAGCTGGCCAACGGCTTCGCCGCTGGGCTCGGCTCGTGGTCGCAGCCGCTCGGCACCGTGGCCGGCCAGCTCTACGCCACGAACACGATCATGGGCCTGTTCGGCTCGAGCATCGGGGATTCGGTCAAGGGCGTGCGCAACCTCGGTGCCGGACTGGACTCCGAGGGCAACAAGGTCGGCACCTTCGGGCAGCAGATCAGCAAGGCCGATGGTGCGGTGAGCAAGGTCAAGGCCGGGTTCAATGCACTGACCAACGCCGGCATCAACCCGCTGGCGATCGCGCTCGGCGTGGCCACCCTGGCGATGGGGCTGTTCGGGCAGAAGTCCGAAGAGGCCCGGCAGAAGCAGGCTGCCTTCGACCAGGGCGTGCGCACGCTGCGCACCACGCTCGACGAGACCACCGGCGCCATCACCGCGAAGACCCGCGCCACGGTGGCCGACACCGCGCAGACGGAGAACCTGGGCAAGTCGCAGAAGAAGGCGATCGAGCTCGGCAAGGAATACGGCTTCACCCTCAACGACCTGGCGCACATCACGACCACCGGCGGCACAGCCCTGGACACCTTCGAGTCGAAGATGCGCGGGTCCGCGGGCGCTGCGCTACAGGGGGCGCTCAGCCAGAGCGAGTGGAACACCCTCGCCGAGAACGGCATCAGTCAGGCGGATCTACTCACGCTCTCGCTGGGGGGCTCGGCCGCCGGGTACGCCAGCCTGGATGAGCTGGTGCAGAAGACCAGCGGCAGCACCGACGAGTACACACAGCGCCTGGCCGCAGCGGCGCAGACAGCGGCCACCGCGACGCAGGGACAGCGGGATCTGACCACCTGGGTCCGCGAGCAAAACGCTCAGCTGGCCAAGGCGCAGGAGCAGCTGCGGGCGACCACCGACGCCGCGAGCGGCATGGGCGGCGCGCTCAAGCTCTCGGCCGCGGCCAGCCAGCAGATGGGGCAGGCGCTCTCGCAGGTCGGCACGGACGCCGTGAGCGCGAAGGAGAGCGCGCAGGCGCTCATGTGGATCTTGGACAAGCTGACCGGCTCGAACATCAGCCTGTCGGACGCCCAGTCCAAGAGCGGCGAGGCACTGCGCGCCGCGGACGAGCAGATCAAGGCCTTCAAGAACTCGGCCGCCGCGGCGTACGGCGACCTGGTGAACGCGCAGGGCGGGATCAACGGCCTGACCGAAGCCGGGATGAAGCTCAACACCACGTTCAGCAACCTGGCGGGCACCTCGATGCAGGAGGCCTCCGCCGCGCTGGTCGAGGTCAAGGCGCGCGGCGGCAGCGCGGCCGAGCAGATGGACGCCATGGCCGCGCCGGTCGAGCGCGCACGGGCGAAGTTCATCGAAGCAGCCGACGCCGCGGGGCTGACCGCCGAGCAGGCGGCCACGCTGGCGAACGAGATGGGCCTCATCCCGGAGATCGTGCAGATCCAGGTGCTCGCCGAAGGCAGTACCGAGGTCGCCAACCAGCTGCTGAACATCCGCAGCGCGGTCACGAACATGCCCAACGGCACGGTGAACCTGGACGCCAGCGCGGTCCGCGGAGTGGAAGGCCAGCTCGCCACGCTGGGCTACCGGCTCACCGCGCTGCCCAACGGCCAGGTGCGCGTGACCGCCCCGGGCGCCAGCGCGGTGCAGAACCAGATCAGCGACATTGCCGACCAGGTGAACACCATGCCTGCGGGCAAGACGCTGCGGATCGCCGCGCCAACCGGCGAAGTGCACGCCGCGCTGGTCTCGCTCGGCTACACGATCACCACCCTGCCGGATGGGCAGGTGGAGATCACGGCCAACCCGCAGCCCGCGCTCTCGGCCGCGGACGCCGTGCGGGAGATGGCCGGAGCGCCGATCACCGCGCCCATGGGGCTGAACATCGGCGGTGGGCAGTCCACCTATGGCGCCTTCCGCAGCAACATCGAGACCGCGCAGATCACCGCTCAGCTCGCGGCCAACGCCGCGGCGGCCTACGCGACCACCGGGCAGTGGCAGGGGGCGGCGAACGCGACCACCGGCATCGGCACGCTCGGCGCCAACGCCGCGCCGGCGAACAGCGCGACCACCACATGGTGGTCGAAGTCGAACGCCACCAAGGCCACCGGCACGCTCGGCGCCAACAACGACCCCGCACTGCAGGCGCTGGCCACCTGGTCGGCGTTCGTCCGGGCGAGCAAGCCGCAGGGCACGATCACGGCGAACATCGGGCCGGCCATGGCTGCGTGGGCGTCCTGGCAGCCCGCCAGCAAGACGGCCAGCGTCTACGTGAACAAGGTCGGGCCGGGTGCCGCGCTCGCGGCCGGCGGCACGGTGCCCGCCTTCGCCGGTGGCGGCACGATCCCGGCACAGGCCTTTCCCGGCGGGGGCACCGTGCGCGGCGAGGGTGGCCCCCGGCAAGACAAGACGCTGATCGCAGCGAGCCCGTTCGAAGAGGTCGTCAACGCGCGAGCGGCCGGCCACCATCGGCCGCTGATCAAGACGATCAACGGCGGGGCAGACCCGGCGGAGGTCGCCGCGGTCGCGCTGCGGGAGGCCGGGTTGACGCTGCCTGCACCGACGGCGCCCGCCCCTAACGTCCATCTGGAGGCACACATCCACGGATACACGGGGTCGGCTGACGAAATCCTGTCCAAGCTGGACGCCGAAATGAACTGGATGCTGCAGGAGGTGCTGGGCTGATGCCGATCTCTTTCGCTTCCCCCACCTACGCGATCGACGGCACCGCGTGGGTGGGCAACGCGGTCGACGACGATGGCTGCCGGTGGACCGTCGAGAAGCAGACGATCCTGTCCGGCCCGACGATGAAGACCCGGATCGTCGGCAAACCGGCGTTCGCCGGCGGCTACCGGCGCAAGTCATACCAGGACGTCGAGCGGCGGTGGCTGCGCGGTGTCTGCATCGCGCCGGACCGGCTCGCCCGCGAGCGGGCAGAGGACTGGCTGCGCGGACTGCTCAGCGATGGCGAGCAGCACGAACTGGTGGTCACCTCGCCGTGGCTCACCCGCAAGGCGATGTGCGAGCAGGACGGCGAGCTCAAGATCGAGCAGGAGCCGAACGGCTATACCTTCCGGTACCTGATGAACCTCGCGTTCGCGGACCCGCGCTGGCTGTCCCCCCTCGAGCCGCACGGGGGTGTGCTGCAGCCCCCGGTCATCGGGACCGGGCTCGCCTGGGGCAGTGGCCTGGTGTGGGGCTCAGGGCTGTCCTGGGGCACGCCGTCGACCACGGGGACGATGACGCTGACCAACGGCGGGTCCGGTACCGAATACCCGGTCGTCCGGCTGGACGGCCCACTCGCCGCGGGCGCGACCGTGCGGCTGGTGGAGACCGGGCAGGTGCACACCTTCGGGCCGGCGCTGGCCTCCGGCGACTACCTGCTGATCGACAACAAGAACCACACCGTGCTGTTCAACGGCACCATCGACCGGTTCTCGAGCATGGTGGCCGCGCAGTGGTTCGAGATCCCGAAACGTAGTTCGATCACTCTGGCGCTCGCGGCGAGCGGCACCGGCACCCTGTCTGCCACCTGGTACGACGCCAGCACGATGTGAGGTAGGAACCCCATGGCAACCACTCTGACCGCCACCGGCGCATGGACGCTCGAGGGCACCAACACCGCGCTCGAGGGGCGCATGGCGATCGGCGCGCTGCTCGCGCAGGCGGACAGCGGCGGCGCCAACACCGTGCCGATGAAGACCTGGCGTTCCGGCGTGCTGGTCACGCAGTCCGCGACCATCGGCGGCACCTCGAGCCCACTGGACCTCACCGTGGGGTGGTCCGGCTCAGGCATGAACGTGGCCGTGTACGCCGGCGCGTGGGTGTGCAGCCGGGCCGGTCAGGGGCCGTACCTGGCCTACCAGCAGCTCAACGGCACGTTCGCCATGGACCCCGGGCACGCGGTGAACAACCGGAAGGACCGGATCATCGCCGAAGTGCTCGACAGCGGCATCGGCGACGCCGGGCTGACCGCGCAGATTCGCGCGGTCAAGGGGGCCGAGGACGGCTCGAACGTCATGCCCGCGCTGCCCACCGGCGCCATCCACCTCGCGCAAGCGCAGGTGAACGCGAACGTTTCGAGTGGAGCGTCGGTCACCTTCACCGATGGCCGCAACGGCACGATGCTCAACGGTGGGGTGCGCATCCTGCTCGGTGGGGACTCGCTAACCGATCCCGGCTACCGCGTGGGAGAGCTGCGTTACCGCAAGGCGACCGGCACCTTGCCGGACATGCTCGACACCTGGGGCTACGACCAGAAGTGGCACGGCACCAAGTCGATCGTCTATTCCACGAATCCGGCCGGCGGGGCAAACATCGGCGGTGGCGCCACGAATATCTCTCTCGGGTCGATCTCGATCGCCGACCCCGGGTGGGATTACAAGCTCAAGTGTGATGCCAGCCTCGCCCTGCAGCTGGGAACGGGTACGAAATACGAGGTCAGCTTCCGGGACGGCAGCGCGTCCGGCACCGAGATCAGCGGCGCTGGCAGCCGTACGACGTGGGACCGCGGCGGCGCGGACACCGCCTTCACCTACTACTACAAGACCGTGCAGGGCACGAGCGGCACGCTGACGGGGGCGAAGACCATCCACCTGGGAGCGCTGAAGACGGCAGGCGTCAACGGCATCGACATGGCGGGGGCGGGCTACTCATCGATGCGCGTCGAAGTGATCCCGGTATGAGCCGCCCGACCGAGTACAGCGCGCTGGCCTATCAGACCTACACCGGCAAGGTGTTCGCCGAGCTGCCGCTCACGAAAACGCCTACGTGGAGTTCGGGGATCAACGAGGAGGGCAGCGGCACACTGAATGTCTCGATAGGACACACATCGAACAACCAGCGCGTGGACATGGACACCGCGCGCACGGTCGCGCAGTCCGGTTTCGCGTCGGTGGCGGTTATCCACGGGGACCGCGTATGCCTGGCCGGACCGGTCGGTGACGGCGTCGAGGTGGATGAAGCGGCCACCGAGCTCAAGCTGCCGTTCAAGGGAATCTGGGAGGAGCTGAACCACCGGCTGCTCACGCACCCCGACTGGAACCACCTTACGCAGTCGATTCTCTCCGAGTTCGCCGATGTGTCCTATGTGGACAGCCTGCCGAACATCGCCAAGCAGATCATCCGGGACGCACTGATCAAACCGAACCGCGTGGGCGCGAGCCTGCCCATCACGGTCGACCCAAACGGGGCGGCCGGTACGAACGAGCGCAACTACTTCGGTTACGAATTCAAGATGGTTGGCTCCGCCCTGCGCGACCTCACGCAGGTCGAGAATGGTCCAGACATCTTCTTCCGGGGGCGCTACAACGATCTCGAGCAGTACGTCACCCACCGGGCGATGATCGGCGAGCCCTACATCGTGCAGGGCGGCGATCCGGTGCAACTCGACTACGGCTCGAATCTATGGTCGGTCAAGGAAGTCCGGTCGGCGAAGAACCTGGCCGTGAACTATTTCGTCAAGGGCAGCGGCGACAAGCGGGCAGCCAACTTCGCGTGGAACGGCTTCAACACCCTGATCTCGCGCGGATACCCGTTGCGCGACCACGTGGACACGTCGCACTCTTCGGCCGAGCAGCAGGAAACGCTCAACGGCTACGCCGAGTCGAACCAGACCACGTACGGGAACGGGAGCATCCTCACGTGGACGGCCAAGGCCCATGTGGGCATCCTCGAGCTCGCACTGCCCGGGTGGCGTGTCCGGCTGAACATGCAGCGGCACGGCTGGATTCCAGACGGGATGTACGAGTCCCGCATACTCGACATCGCGCAGGCGTCCGGAGAAGACGACGGCACGGTGACGCTCGCGCTCGAGGTCCGGCCGGGAGGCTACTGATGGTCCAGGCAGCGGGACGCCCCGCCAACCCCCGGCAGTTTCTCGGCCGTGAACTGCAGTCCATGCAGCGCATGGATGAGGAGCTGGCGCGCAAGAGCAGCAGCGGCAGCTCGGACGCCATCCCGCTCTACGCGTCGCAGATCACGATGGTCAACACGATCAGCGGCGCGGCATACGTCTCGCTCTGGCGCGGCCGGTTCATCGCTGCCACGTCGGGGCTCATCATCAAAGTGGCGACGGTCACCACGTACGGGGGTACGACACCCTTCGCACACGGCACGTTCTACGCTCAGGCCATCAGTACGTCCGGGTGGGTGGGCACCATGTCGGAGATGAATGTGGGTCCGCAGGGTGGCGTAGCGGCTGCCGACTACATCCGCGGGCTGGCCATTCCCGCCGCGGAATTCGGGAATATGATCACGGTTCAGTTTTATGCGAAACTGACCACAGGCGGCGCCGGTTCCTCGGTCGCCGCTGTACCGATCTCGTGCATGGGCTGTAGCGCCGAACTCGCAGTGAGCCCGATCTGACCTGGAAGGGGTGCCGTGAGCGATCGGAACGACCGGCACCCGCGGCGCACGCTGTCCGTGCTGCTAGCGTTCGGGCAGCTGGTGCTCATGCTCGTGTGGCTCATCCAGGGAGACCCCATCGTGCCGGCGGGCCGGGTCTCCTGGATCGCCAATCTCAGCGTGCTGTGGCCGGTCGTCTTCGGGATGGCTGGCGCGGGGCTGCTGTTCACCGCCGCGGCTCGTAACCGGCAGCAGATCGGCCACGCGCTGTGTGCGGGCAGCTGCACTGTCTTCGCCAGCGCGGCACTGCTGGGCGCCTTGCAGAACCGGCCACCGGGAAACCTCACCACCACGGTCGTTTTCGTGCTACTCGCGGGCACACACTTCCTGGTGGCTGCGATGTATCGGGGGCACCGATGAACTGGGAAGCGATCGCAGCGAGCCTGTCCGGAGTGGTGGTAGCGCTGTTCACGTATCTGGGCACCCGGGACAAGAAGGATCGGCGAGCGCCTGCGGAGCGTGACGAGGCTCGTGCTTACGTCGCTGACCTGCTCAAATGGGGCTATGGTATGACGCAGCTTGCGGCACGGAACGGGCTGGAGCACGATCCGATCCCGCAGCCACCGAAGTCCTCGGATCTGGAGAAACCGGCATGATCAGGAACGCGCGCACGAACAAGCAAGTCCGGTCCGCCGGATACGCGGTCGCCGTGCTGTTCGTGGCAGCCGCGTCCTATTCGCTCGGTGCCGAAGCAGATCGGGAAGAGAAGCGCGCAGATACCAACGAGGTGGTGGCCGTCGATCTCGCGGACCGCACGATCGCGGATTGTTCGAACCCCACCGTGGCGCCGGACCCGGCTACCTGCCAGAAGGCGGCCGAGGTGAAGACGGTCATCGAACAGCGCACCGTGGAGGTGCCCGCGCCACGCCGGTCGGACGCCGAGGTCCGGAAGCTGATCGAGGACACCCTGCGGGAGAACCCGGACCTGCTGCCGCGCGGACCGGCGGGCGAGACCCCGGCTGTCGACTATGACCGGATCGTCCGGGAGGTCCAGGCGAAGATCCCCGCGCCGGCGCCCGGCAAGGACGGCGAGACCCCGACCATCGACTACGACCGGATCATCCGCGACGTCGTGCTGCAGATTCCGGTGCCGGAGGACGGCCAGAGCCCGCCGTGCCTGAGCACTCCGCAGCAGTGCCAGGGGAAGGACGGCGTCAACGGCAAGGACGGGGTAGACGGAGAGCCGGGCCGTGGCATCGTCACCGGTCCGTATCCCGTTTCCACCGAAGAAGGCTGCGTCATGCGTACCATCTACGACCAGGCGCCGACGCAGGTGGACACGCCCACCAGCGCGCTGAACTGCCTACCGTAGAAGGGGTTCCCATGGCACTGACGCAGACCGAGATCGACCAGATCGCCGACGCCGTCGCCGCGAAGGTGTGGGCGAAGGAGCTTTCCGGCGGCGGTCACTCCACGGCTCCGGAGACCGCGGCGAAGAAGCTGATCAACATGGACGACCGGCTCGAGAACATCACCGGCACGATCATGGGCGAGACCGGCTCGCAGCAGCGGCTCGCCGACGTGCACGAGGCCGTGCAGGAGATCAAGCCGAAGGTGGAGGACCTGCACAACGAGACGTTCGGTAGCTGACCAGGCTATGACGGCCGTGTCCAGGGGATGTCAGCCTTGGACACGGCCGTTATGCTGCGAGAACCCACTCACGGAGGACGCATGATCACTGGCGAGGGAATCGACGTTGCGCACTGGCAGCGCTACCGGGTCGACCAGCTGGCCGCGCTGCGTGCCGCGGTCACCGGCGGCTACGTGTGGGTGAAGGTCTACGACGCGGACCCGGACCGGCCGATCGACCTGTCCGCCGTGCCGATCCTGCGCGACGCCGGTTTCAAGATCGGCGGGTACGGCTTCATCCGCAACGTGATCGCCCAAAAGCAGGCCGAGGAGTTCATGGCCGCGCTGGCGCAGGCCGACGCGCACGACATCAAGCCGATGATCGACCTCGAGCCGACCACGGCAGGCCGATGGGGCTTCACCAACGACATGACCGGCGCGGCGCTGGCGAGCGCGACCGGCCGGTACATCCACCAGGTGATGCAGTGGAACGACTACGACCCGATCACCTACTCGAACGAATCGTTCATGAAAGCGATGCGGGTCAACGAGTGGGGGTTCCCGGTCAAGCCACTCGTGGCGAACTACTCCCGCGTGCCATCGATATTCCACATCGGACACCAGTACACGGATGAGGCGATCCTGCCGGGGGTCGTGGACGCCTACGGTATGCCGCGCAACATCGACCGGGACCGCGTGTCCATCGACATCACCGCACGGAAGGGAACGCCCATGGCATGGCGCGTGGCCAAATCGCTCAACAAGCTGCTTGACCAGCTCAACGCGATGGCGCCGAACCGCGACAAGCGGAGCGACGGCTCGATCGGTGACACCAGTCACCAGAATCGCAACAGCGATCACAACCCGTGGTACGGCCCGGGAATCGTGACCGCCCGGGACTTCACCCACGACCCGGAGGGCGGTCTCGACTGCCACTGGCTCGCCGGTCAGCTGGCGCGCCTGCGGGACTGGCGGATCAAGTACATCATCTGGGATCGCCGGATCTGGAACCCCGCGCAGGGCTGGAAGCCTTACCACGGGGTGAATCCGCACACGAGCCACCTGCACCTGTCGGTCGTGGCCAGCCCGGCGTGCGACGACACCAGCGCCTGGAACCTCGGCACTGCCGGTGGCGGGGGCGGTACCCCCGGCGTCCCTGAACCCAAACCGCTCGCAAGAGATCTGGAGACCGAAATGGCCGACCTGTTCGCCACCGAAGGCGAGTTCACCTCCCGCACGTTCGTCGTTCCGTCCGGCATGTACTTCGGCGTGATCGGCGTCGGGTACGAGGACATCCAGTTGACCCACATCAAGGGGATCAAGGGCGGAGGGGAGCAGGTCACCATCAAGGGCACGGAGACCATCCCGGCGGCCAAGCCCTACAGCTTCGCCATCCCCACCGGCGTGCTGACCGTGGAGGTCGCTTACGCCATCGACGGTGCCCAGCACCACGCTGGGTTCGGCTTCCGCGTCACCCTCTGACCTACCCTTCATCCACCGGGGGCAACGAAAGGAACACAGGCATGTACGGGAAGTTCTTCAGCGCGCTGGCGGCGACGCTGGCCGCGTGGCTGCTGGCTGCGCTCACCGGCGACGAGCACATCAGTGCGCTCGAAGCGGTCAACGGCCTGCTGCTGGTGCTCTCGGCGGTCGGCGTAGTCATCGTGCCGAACCTCACCGGCACGGTCGGCAAGTACTCGAAGCTGGTCGTCTACTCCCTGACCGCGGGCGCGACGCTGCTCGTGACCGGTGGCGGCGCGCTGCTCGACGGCGGGATCACCATCACCGAGTGGCTGCAGGTGATGGTGGCCGCGCTCGCCGGCGTCGGTGTGGTCGGCTTCAACAGTCCGAAACTCGCCGTGACCGGCCATCGGGTCGGCGAGCAGCACCCCTGACCCGTGGCCGAATTCTCGATCTGGCCTGACGAGGGGAGTCCGTTCCCGCTGACCGCGGATGCGGACTCCCCCGTCTCGCTGGGCACCCGATTCGACGTGCTCGAGCCGGTCGATCTCGTGGCGCTGCGCTTCTGGCGTGGCGCTGCGTCCATCGGCGGTCCCGTGCACGCGGCCGTCTTCGAGGTCACCGGGCCGGGCACCGGGGAGCAGATCATGCTTCCGGTCGCGTTCGAGCTGTCCGGTACCGGCTGGCATCGCGCCGAACTGCCCGCGCCTGTACCGCTCGCTCCCGGCTCGTTCAAGGTGGTCGCCCACTTCCCCGCTGGCTTCACCGCCGTGGGCGGGTACTGGGCGACAGGGGCCGGTGTGGGCGGGATCGTCAGCGGTCCACTCAGCGCCCCGGATGCCAGTGTCGAGGGCGGACAGGGAACGTTCGCCTACGGCTCCGCGCTCACCTACCCCACCGGCTTCTTTAACGGCGGTGGCTACCCGGTGGACGTCGTGCTCAGCGATGGCGATGAGGAGCCGAACCCCGACCCGTCGAACTGGCGGGTCCAGGTGCGCCCGCGCCGCCCCCGGTTCGGCAGCCAGATCCACCCTGGCCGCTACGATCTCCGGCAGCGGAACCCGCGGTGGGCGTCCGCGGGGAGGGATTGACCATGCACCCGATGAAGCACCGGATTCCGGCGTTCGCCACCGACGAACTCGCCTGGGAGATCACAGCCCAGACGTGGGCGGGCTCGCCCATCGAAAACCTCGAGGGATCGTTCACACCGAAGGTCTGTTTCACCGAGCAGGGCGGTACCCCACCGGTGGACCGGGACGACGCGGACTGGATCGCGGCCACGTGGGTCGGGCCGACCACGGTGGCGATCAAGGTGGGTGACGGCGGGCACGTGCTGGCGCGCGGATTCTACGACGCACACTTGGTGCTCATCGGCGGAGCGGTGTCACCCGGCTGGTACGCCGGTCTCGTCGAGGTCTACTGAGCACAGCGGAAAGCCCCTCCCACGGCCAAGCAGGGAGGGGCTTTCCTGTGCGGGAGGCTAGCGGCTGTGGTGGTCGGCCGCGTCGTGGATGGCGGTCTCCATCTGCTTGAGCGCGGCGATCGCGTTTCCCACCGCGTCACGGGCGGCGCTGCACATCCCGATCACGTTGTTGTAGTGCTCGCTGCTGGAGTCGATCAGCCCGGTTACCTGACCGGAGACCTGGTCGAGCTGCTGCTGTGCGGAGAGAAGCACCCCGATCGGGATGTTCTCGCTCGATGCGATCGCCCGGAGCTGTTCGGCCTGTTCCCCGAAGGTTGCCATCTGGTTGCTAGTCCCTCTCGTTCTTCGCGGCGTCGATGATCTTCTGCGCGAGCTTGTTGGCTTCCTTGGCTCGCTCGGCCTCGTTCTTCGCGCGTTCGACCTCTCGGATTTTCTCTGCTGCGGCTCGTTCCTTCTCGAGCCGTTCCTTCTCTTCCGGCGTGAGCGCCACTAGCGGTTTTCCTCTCTGGTGGGCGAGTCGGGGGGCTGTTCGGTGCGAGCGGCCGACGACTCTTCCGAAGCTCGCTCGGCCGCCTGCTCGCGCTTCACGTCGTCGATCGCTCGCTGCACGATCTTGTCAATCCTGCTCATTCGTCCTGCTCTTCTCTTCCGTATCAGGTAGCCGCGCCATTCAGCACGGCCCACACCGCCATCAGCCCGACGAAAGAGCGCCACACCGACCATGCGAACACGGCCGCGAGTGGCGCTGTCCTCCGGATCACAGGCGGCCGGCGCGCTGCCGGTCGGCGGTGGCCAGCAGCCGGATGAGGATCGCCTTGAGCTCGGCCTCGTCGCCGTCGTGGTACTTCTCGCTCAGCCCGAGGTAGGCGTGGACCTGCCGGGTGATGGACTCGGCCACCTTGGCGGCGCTGTCCTCGTCGATCACCGCGTCGTCGAGCTGCAGCTCGAAGTCCAGCTCGGTGCGGCTGACCGCGGCGTGCGGGAAGACGTAGGCGGTCGCGGAGTGGATGTGGTCCACCGGCAGTTCCTGGGTGGCGATCGTGCTGGTCATCGGTGCTCCCTCTCTCGTGCTGATGAGAGAATCATGTCATGCCTTGTCATACCTTGTCAAGCCACTCCGAGATATTCGCCGCCGAACACGCCGAGCAGATCGTGCTCCCGCCCGAAGAACCGGCACTCGAGCAGGATGGGGCAGGCCTGGCACCGGGCGATTGCCGCCTGGATGCGCGGCAGCTCTTCCGGCCGTTGCACACCGGCGTCCCGCAGTTCGTCGCGGTCGGTGGGGTCGTACTGCCAGGCGCAGTCCTGGTCGCACAGCGCGTTCTGGAAGGCATCGAGCATCGGCGCCACCGAGCCGTGCACCCGCTGCCAGAACTCCTTCGACCGTGCGGCGTTCTCCACACCGCAGGGGGCGCACCGGCCGCTACCGGGTGCTTGCGGGTGCCGGCCGGAGCGGCATCGGCCGGTGGGCGCGGTGCTCACTTCGGCCGCCGCGCGCGGACCCGGGAGTGGGCGGTGCGGTGTCCGACGTGCCGGGCGTAGCGGTAGGCCATCTGCAAGGCCTTCGCCTGGGTGTCCCGCCAGGCGAGCATGCGCCCGCTCGCGGTGGCCACCTCGTAGCCGCCGTAGCTGACCGGGTAGAAGAAGTAGGTGACGGGCTCCATCACGCACCACCGGAGGTCACGGCCATGACGTCGATGCCGAGCAGGAACAGCACGGTCACGGTCGCCGTCAGCGCGGCCACCGCGCAGGCCTTCTGCAGGCCCCG